CCTTGCGGCCAGAGCGAATTACTTGATCTGTCATGCCATTCCAGGTTGGTTGATGGTTGCCTCTCGATTCATGCTGGTTACAGCTTGAATCTCAGCGTTGCTAATCTGTGCGTTGTACTTTAACTCAATTTCGTATTTCTTTAGTAGTCCATCCTGCGCCAGTTGGTCGCGCCGGAAGTCATCGTCACGGATCATCTGCTCGCGCTTAAGCTCCAACTCGGCGGCCTTCTTCTGGATGTCGGCCTCGATACTCTTCGCCTGCACCTCGGCCAGCACCTCCTCGGGTGTCGGTTTGGGTGGTGGTGGCGCTGGCGGTTGGTAGTCGGCGGGGATGTCGTTAAAGAACTGGCTGGAGTCCTTGAACCCGCTAATTTCCACGATCTTGCGCAAGGTGGATGCGTACATGGACGGGCTTACCAGCGGGTTCTGAGCGCCGAGTTGCGTCAACGCCTCCTGCTGCTTGGCGCTAATCATCATCAGAGCCTGCAGTCGCTCGTTGGTGTCGCCGTTGCCCAACCCGATGTTGATGCTCACGTCCATGTTGGCGTTCCAGGCGCGGGGATCGATCTCCACAAACTGGTCGCGCAGGCGAATCATGCGCGGCTTGTCTTGGTGGGTCACCATCAGGAACAGGATGCCCTTGAACAGCTTCTTCATGCCCTCGGCCATCATCCGCGCCGTGAGTTCGATGCGGCCCTGGGACGCGCTGATGGTGGCGTTTACCGCCGCCTTTGTGCTGGACTGCAAGGCGTCGGCGTTCAGACCCATCGCGGCCTTGCTCATGCCGGTACGGTCTTCCTTGATCTGGTCGATGTAGTCCAGCATGGGGAACGCGGCCTGCCCGACAAACGGGCTGGAGAACGGTTGCACCATGCCAGGGGCACGCATACGGATGATTGCGCCGGTCTCGTTGTTCAGCACGTCATCCATGTTGACCTGGCCCTCAACCACCGCAGTGCGCGGGTGGATGGACTGCGCAAGGGAGTCCAGCGTGTTGCGCAGAATCTCGGACTTGATCTCCTGGATGTCGTGCGTGATGTCGAAAATGGACATCGCCTCAATGGGGCTGGTGTGTGGCTCGGGGTCGCATGGAAAGTCCACGAATGGGATGTAGGACGCGGGTAGGTTACGCACAACCTTGTAGCCGGAACCCATGCAGCAAATCTTGCGCAGTTCGGGGATGCCGTCACCGTCGTAGTCAATGCGCTCGTATGCTTCGATGTACAGGACGCGGCGCTGCATGGGGTTGGCGCTGTCTGTCTGGCCGACTGCTGTCGCCAGAGGCTGGCGTGCCAGGTACTCCTCGTTATCGTCCAGGTCGGATGCGGTGACGTTGTCCAGCACCTCGTCCTCGTCGTATCCCATCGCCACCAGTTCTGCGACTGTCGCCATCTTGCGGTGCGCTATCAGGCTGCAGTCGTCAAAGGACCGCGCTCGGCGGTCAATCAGCAACTCCTCGGGCGGCACTGCCATGATCTTGATGCGTCCGTCCTTCGTGACGCGCTTGATCTGCACATCGTGCAGCATGGGCGGCGGTGGCATTGGCATCATCTGACCCGTCATCGGGTCAATCATTGGCTGCATGGGAGGCGCGTCGGGGTCAGGGTACGAAACCACAATCTTGACCTCGGCCTGCTCTTGCATCAGTATTTGCAGGGTCTGCTCATCCAGGCCGGTGAAGTCGGTGATCTCCACCTTCTCGGAGTCCTCCCACCAGAACTTAGCAATGCCGCACTTCCGGACCAGCGAGTCCTTGAAGATGGCGTAGGTAGTCATAAAACCGTTGTTGTCACGGCCAAAGATGAAGTTCGCGTAGTCGGTGGCCTGCTTGGCGTATTCAACATCTGCCGGTGTCTCGGGGACGTACTCGACGGTGTTCTCGCTGGAGAAAAACACCCGCATCAGGCTTGGCATCATGGCCGATACGGTGTCGCGCACCTCCATCGCCACCACCTGGGAGCGCCCATCTTCCTCGTTCCCGAATGGGTCACCTCGGTAGTAGGCTGTGCCCATCGCCCGAATAGGCGATATATCAGAATCGATATAACTGACGGCGTCGGTCAGGTCCTGCCCAATGATCGCCTCCAGTTCGGTGTCATCCATCGGCTCTTGTGCGGCCACGTCGGTGGTCACTGGCATATCGTTCATGTTCATTTCTTGTTCCTCTCGGATATTGCTTTGGCCTTGGCTCGAGCATCAGCCTTGCTTGACGCGCCCCAGGCTTTCAAACTCAGCAGCAAGCGCGTTGGCTCGCCGTCTTTCATCTCAGCACCTGGCATATTGCCCATTCTCGCAAGGAATGACGCCCTGCGCGGGTTATCGCCAGACTTTACCGGCGCTTTAAGATTCATGCCCTCGGCCTTGGCGCTGGCGCGTCCCTTGGCATTCAAGCCGCCGCTGGGACTCTTTCCCTCTTTACGCTGCCACGCTGGTGTCTTCATTTGATGCCCCAAAAATACAAGTCTCGTGGAGACTGATTTTCGCTAAATTCGTGCCGTGAAAACCTCTTGACCAACAGACCAAAGTGTCCGGCCTCCAGGTTCATGTAGTAGTCATTGGTGAAAGGCGCATCAGCCGGTGACGTTCTCGTTGTCCCATGCTCTTGCCGGCCAGTGGTCGCGCAGGAAAATACGACCAAACCGCCAACCCTTACCAGATCAATCATTTTGGAGAATGTTTTGCGCCAGTGCCGGTCATGCTCAAAGCACTCGCACGATATGGCAACATCAAAATGTCCATCCAAATATGGCAACTCATGCCCCGAGCAGACAATGTCAACGCCCTTGCCCTCTCCTAAGTCGCAACCCACATACTCTTCAGCATTTACGAAGAAGTCCCGCACAGTTCCGTTGATGTTCAATGAGCCAATCTCTAAAACCCGCCCACCAGCAAAAAACTCAGGGAATTGAGCCTTCACGCCACCGACAAAGTTAATTTGTGATTGGTGACTCACTTGAACCACTCCTCTGCATAGTGTGGCCGGTTCTGTAAAAGCCACGGTATGGCCGCCCTGGTCAGTGACTCACCATTCAATCCAATGGTCTGGCTGCCAACGTGGTGCACATAAGACCGGCTCAGGTAATGGTGGAAACCCGCCGCACGCAAGTCTTCGCAGTGGACATCGTCTGAGTACCAATTCAGTGGTGGAAACTTGAAACAGTCCCACGCATCACGGCCAATCCACGCAAATATGGGACTGACAACCTCCATTGGCACTATGGCGTCCTCGTAGGGATACCGAAAATAGTGCAGATTCTGGTCAAAGGGATTACTGCGAATGTTCTGCACCGGCCTGGCTGCATCGCAACGCGCCGATACCCAACCCACTGGCTCACCAGTCTCAGCCTTTAGCTGCCGGACATCCTCCACCAGATACTTGTAGCTGCTTGGTGTCAGCACAATATCGTCATTGGCGCAGATCACAGACTCAAAGCCATCAGCAAAGGCGCGGTCCATTACGTCGTTGTAATCGTCACCAAAATTGTGCGCTGCACCAAATACCTTTAGGTCAGTGTCAAAGCCGCCAATCACTGACTCAGGACCGCGCAAGTAGACAGGCACTTCGGGGCAGTATTCGGCAATGCTTGTGAGCATCACCCGCAAACCCTTGCCATGCACTGTCGAAATGCAGATCGGTGAGATCATTTCTTCTTTACTGGCTTGGCCGTCTTAGCCGCCTTGCGAAAGTCGGCTGCGCTGGGCGCTGCCTTGCTACCAACCTTGTTCATCCTCTCGCCGGAGCCAGCCGCGATACGTTTTTTCTTGGCTGCAATATTTTCATAAAGTCCAGGTTTCATTCCTCTTCCCCTTCTAGTTCCGTGTCCACATACTCTTCAGAGTCGTCGCTACCGTCGTTCGGGCCTCCCGTAACCCATGCATCGCACGTTCGACTAGCTGCGCACTTGAAGTCGAAAATCTCGCAATAGCCGAGGTCAGCGAGTCGTATAGTTCCCCAAGGATCTGCTTCATTTCCGATTCCTTTCGCAATGCATTGCTTGATTGAGTCCTGCACATTAAAGGCGGCGCAGTTACCGCATAGGCTCTTCTTTGAATCTTCGATGCTCACGTCCCAGGTGTCAGCCTTACGCTCCCAATAAACCTTATTCGGCAGCTTGGGATTCTCAGGGCCGTAGGCTGCAGTGGTGATCGCCTTGGCCCGATTCTTCAGATTCAGCACAACGTCCTGGGTAGGCATGGGGCACTTCGCCACCTCTTTGGCCGGCGTCATCATCTGATTCATTGCCGCCTGGTACTTGCCAGGAACGTCGCGTGTAGCCATTACATTTTCCCCTTTGGCTTGGACTTGCCAGCCTCGGACAACGCAATCGCAATCGCCTGCTTGGGATTCTTCACAACGCGCTTGGTCATGCCAGAGTGCAGCTTGCCAGCCTTGTACTCTCCCATCACCTTCTCAATCTTTTTCGCGGCCTTGTCCATCTTCATAGATTACCCCTTTGGTTGGATGCGCAATTATGCTACGCGAGGCAGATTCCTGCGCAGCGGCTTGTTCCAGGACACCTTCGCACCGCCGAATGCACCGATCACCGCGTCACTGGCAAACGTCAGGCAGAACGCATCAGCGCGGTCAGGACTCGGGAAACCCCGCTTGCGGATCTCGTCCTTGCCCTCAATCTGAATCTTGCCGGAACTGGTGAACGAATACCGCACTATCGCCAACTCTGCCACCAAAGCCTCGTCCTTGGGCATCTTGCAGTCCCGTCCCTCCAGCCAGGCTTTGGCCTTGTGCCACAACTCAGCCTTCAGGTTCCGGTACGTCGCGCCCATCGCGGGTGACTCCGAGACGTTGATGCCGCGACAAGGCAGATTCAGTTCCCGCAGCCGGTCAACCACTCCCGCGCCCAGGCCAATCGAATCCACCAGGATCTCAGTCGGGCGCTCGCTTGGTGGCAGGGACTCGTACTCGGAGACCACCGCACCCGTGAGTTGCATCAGGTCCAGATTCTTCCACGTCTTGATTGGCTCGGTCACGGCGTTACCCTTGCGCTTGCAGAGTGCCGACCTGTCAGATCCAAACCTGGCAACGTCCAGACCCCAGACCATTGGCGCTGACTGGCTAGGCTCAACGTCTCGCTGCTGCGCCATCTCCAGCAACTCCATCGGGATGACAGTATCGTCATCCGACCTGGGAAACTCTCCCAGCACCCTGATCCGGTAGGCGTTGCTCTCCTCGCCGTAGCGTGCCGCCATCTCTCCCAGGTACGCCTCAGAGACGCGGGGAGAGTCGGCGCAGCTCACCTTCATCGTCACCCAGTCATCCTTCAGCCGGTTGTGGGTGTCGTAGAAGAAACCCGTGGAGCGCACAGGGTTACCCAGCAGCAGGGTGACCGCCTTGTGTCCGGACATTGAACCGGCAGCGGCCTCGAACACCGCCTCGGGGATACCGGACGCCTCGTCGGCCACCAGCATCACGTTGTCTGAGTGAACGCCTTGGAGCGCTTCGGGTTGCTCTGCCCGTGATGTCCTGGCCGAGATAAACGCCTCGTTGGGAGCCTCCTTCACCTCAACCCTGTCCTGCTTGACGTCCAACTGGTCGGCAAGCATGGGCGGTAGCTGCTTCACCCACCGCTTCAGTTCCGCGAACAGGGCGTCGTAAAGCTGGCTTGACGTTGGCGCTGTAACGACAATCTTTACAGGGAACCGCAGGAACAGATACCAGAGCATTGCCCAGGCCGACGCCGTACTCTTACCCACGCCGTGGCCGGAGCGTACGCTAATGCGTCGGTTTCCTACCGCAATGTGATTCAGAAACTCCACTTGCCAAGTGTCAGGCTCGGTGTTGAGCACCTCCCTGACAAACAGAGTTGGGTCATTCCGGTAGCGCAGGGCGAACTCGATAAACGGGTTATCGGGAACTTCCAAATTTTTTTTTGTAACCATAGTGCGTTGTCAGGTAGGGGGTAGGGGGTCAGTGGGTTCGTGGAATCGGTGAGTGTTTAGGTACTGCCACAACCGCCCCGCCGCCACGCGCCCCACGGGGGGGGGTCGGCGCGGCCCGCGGCCAGGGCGCGGCCACCTGGCGACGGGCTGCAGCCTGTGGACAACTCAGCATGGGCTGCTCTGCCTATGGTGCGACGCTATGGTGCGCGTAACCCGTTGATTCCATTGGACATTATCCCGATAGCGCGAACAATATACAAATAACGCAATAGATACAGTGTCCATTATGTGAACCTAGAAGTGCTGTTTATGCGTGTTTCTGCCTAATCCTTGGGCAGTTGCACTCATTCTGTGGATAACTTTGGCATCTGGTCTGTGGATAACTGCTCAACCACTTCGACGTGGCGCAGCGCCTCCATGCGTAAGCCTTGGATGCTGATGTTGACCTGGTTGGCTTTCTCAGTGCCGTAAGTCTTCCTGTCCCACCTCTCGGCCAGCCACTGGCGCGTCCGGATGCGCTGCACGTCGCGCTGGCCGTTGTCGGCGTCCATGTTGTCCGCAATGGTCAGTGTCTCGCAGGCCAAATGCGAGGCCGCTTCCACCCGCGCGCGTGTAATTATAGAATGATAATCATTCTCATCTATCCATGTATCGAGCGCACGCCGTCCGATGCCTAGGCCACGGCATATGTCTGCCTTGCTGCGCCCTTCCTCAAACATCGACAGCAGCAACTCGTCATCGATGTCCTCCAGCAGCGCCAGGTCTGCTCGTACTTTCGGATTCCCAGGCATTACATGACCCTCCAAGCGTTTTTTGTTACCGCAAGCACCCTGCATACCACCTCATCCCATAAATCACGTCCTGCGCTCATCTCGTGCCCTTTCTGCTGCCTTCGTGTCGAATAACTTACCACCTCGGAATGGTTTGCTGATATCGATGTCGTTCTTCATCTCCTCAAACCCGCTACTGCCTTGAGGCTGAATAGGAATCATTCTCGTTCCAGGTATCGCCGCCTTGATCTCGCGTACCTGAGTCAACGTCGGACCGGTCATAACCACTTCCAGTTCCGCGAGTGTCCAGATCGACCTCGCGCCTGGCGCCTTGCGGAACTGCTCGTACCAGGTTGCCATCTGTTTGTCCCTGACGATGACCATCAGGCTCCCGTCACCCATCCGGTGTTCCATGCAATCAATTGTAGGCATCTGCTCTATGCCTGCCTCAGTCGCCCATCTGGTGAGCGCCTTATATGCCGCGATCATTCCCTTGATGGCCTTCTCCAGCCGTTCCTCGTCACGCGCCTGGCTGGCCTCCCAGATGCGCTCACGCTGCGCGTTGAACTTCCTGCGGAACTCGGCATCCACCAGGTCGATCACCCTGTCTATGCCCCAGGTCTTCTCATGCTCCATCTTCGCCAGTTCCATATCCACCATGAGCGAATGCTGGAACACCTTGAACGGGTCAGACGGGAACTCATCCCTATCCGTAAGTTTCTTCGTTGCCATCCTCAACTCCTCATCTAGTCAACTTCACCATACCAACTTTCCGAGGTAGTCAACCTAGTTAACTTACTTCTTGCATTAAGCAAGAAGTTGTAAGTTGACTAGGTTTTTACCTATTCCTGTGCAACTTGCAGCATAGGCAACTGCCTATATTTCACTGAGTTGCC